TGCTCAGTGCGGTGCTGGTGCTTTGCACTGTCGTGGCGCCTGATTTCAACTGCACCGCACCGTTGCGTGTGCCCGCGTCGGCTTTCTGCACGAACCCGCGCGTGGTCACCGCGACGACGCTGACCGGCGTCGCAGCGAGTGCGGCGATGCCATAGAGATCGTTGTGGCCGACGGTGCTGTCGTAGACGTAGGTCGCGGCGGCGTCCTGCTGCGCCTCTGCGACAAAGGGCCAGTTGGTGTTCGGCGTATAGGTCCATGAGAACTGTGTTTGTTGCGCAGGGATAGTCGATACCGGGTTGGCTTGTGGAAATGTCGCGTAGGAAGCTGATGCAGTAGCACTGGTCGCTGCTGGTGTGACGTTTGTCGTCCATGTGCCTGTGGTTGTGTCGCACATGGATGCAACCCAATAGCTCGTCCCCCTAACAACCGACACACCAGGAGAGAATGTGAAGCTGTTCGTCCCCCCAACAACCGGAGTAACCGCAGCAGTGGCCGATGCCAGCACCGCACCTGGAGCACCAGCGTTGTCGGCATAAATGGCACATTTCATGTTGCCGGAGTTGCCGATTGTGACAGCAACGCCCACTCCCGTCACTGTTCCGCTATAAGCAGCGGTGAACTGGGTAAAGCGAGCAGTGGCGCTGCTAATATTGGTAGTGCTGGTAGCCGATGTTGGCATCGTCTGCGACACGCTCGACGCTGACCGGCTGAACTGCACGCTGGCATCGCTCGCCGGCATGCGCGTGTAGCAGCGGATGTCGCCCACGAACGGCACGCTGGCGGCGTCGCTGCGCCAGAGCAGGTCGTCGATCTGGATGGCGTTGACCGAAGCGTTAACGCCGACCGTCAGCTTGTTCGCGTAGCTGTTTGCGCCGGGGCGTGTGGGCAATGTCGCGCCGCTGTCGAAATCGTCTGACGTGTTGCCGTTCTTGCGCGCGCGGAACCGCCCCACCGTTGGCGAGATGATCACCTCGAACTCAAACGCGGTCCAGGTGTTCGCAGCCGTCACCGCACCGTTGTAGGTCGCCAGCACGGTCCCGGCTGGCGTGGCCGAGGTGAGCAGGATCACGCCGTCCTGGCGGAACACGATGCAGCACTGGTTGGTCGCACCGTCGCTCAACTGGAAATACAGCCCAAGGCCCGTGCCACTGAGCACGGCGGTCTGGCGGTATGCAATGATGATGTGATGCACCGCGTCGTTCTGACCGCTGCTCTTGACGAAATACGGTGAAAACGCGTTGCTGGTGTATTGGATGGCCTGACCACCAGCGAAGCGACCAGCGACAAAAGTTCCAGCCGCACCGCCACTGTCCCAATAGCCTGCCACCGTGTCATTAGGTGCGGCGTAGAGGTCGAACCCGTCACCGAAGACGTATGCCATCGCTACACCCGCTGCATCATGATGGTCAGCCCCACGTCCGCAAGCGTCGCGTCCTGCGCGGTCGGCGCGGTGAGCTGCAGCACATCGCCAATCGCCAGCGATCCGCCGGCACCCGCGAGCGTCACCGCACCGCTGGTGCCGATCTGCACCGTACCCAGCGCCAGCGTGGCGCCCGAGCGGATGCGGTTGAGCGTGAAGGTCGCCGCACTGGTCGGGTTGGTCACCGCGTAGGCCACGCTGCCCGCCAGACCGCTCGCCACGGTTAGCGCCATGGCCATCGGCACATACACGCTGGCATTCGCCGCCGGCTTGCCGCTGAACGGAAACGCTATCGGCACCTGCGCCACCTCGGCGGGAAGCTGCGCGTAGGTGATCGGCAACGCGCCGTTGTTGGTGGCGATGACCCACTGCGTCGAGGTGCCGTCGTTGTAGCCGACGTAAAGCTGCGTGCCGGCGCTATCGAACCACAGCGCGCCAGCGGTCGGCGTCGGTGCGGTGTCGCTGATCGTGATGCTGGCGCCGTCCGCGCCGGCCGGGCCGGCCGGGCCTTGTGGCCCCGTGGCGCCCTGTGGCCCCTGTGGTCCTGGCACCGTGCTGTCGGCTCCAGCGGCGCCTGGGGGCCCAGCAGGGCCGGTCGCACCGTCGGCGCCATCAACTCCGTCTTGGCCGTCAACTCCAGCCGGTCCAACCGGCCCCTGGACTCCGGGTGGTCCGCGCCACTGCTCGCCGGTCGGATCGGGTGGCGCCGAGGGTGGCTGCGCATAGCCGCCAAAGTGCAACTCGTCGTGCTGCACCTCGGTGCTGCTGGGCGTGACCACCGGGCCGGCGAACTCCAGCGGCATCTTAGAAATACTCCGCCCGGACAGCGATGCCGACGGTGGGCAGTGAGACGATGCGGCGCAGTTGCTGTTGCGCCACGATGCCCTGCCGCGGATCGAACTGCACGCCGAAGGTCGGCGCCAGCGTCACGCAGGCCATCACGACATAGGGGTCGCAGGCCGCGTCCGGTATGTCCTGGGTTGTCCAGTCGGCCCAGCCGGTGGCGACGAGGCCGCGATGCACGTCCATCACCGCGTTGCGCGCCATTTCTGGCGCGTAGAGCACGACCGAGGCCCGCCTGACCCGTGTCTCGAGCAGCGCCATCACCTGCGGGTCGGCCTGCTTGCCGAAGCTCGACGCCATCTGGCCGGCAGTGAGTTTGGCGTAATCCTCGATGACGCTTTGCGGGATGGCGCTTTCGCTCCACGCCACGGCGCCGGTCGCGGCGAGTGAGGCATGCACGGTGCGCGCCTTGCTTTCGGCGAGTGCCTGGTCGGTGGGTGCCGGCGTTTCGTCTGACGCGACGACGCCGAGTTCCTGCAATGCGGTGGTGCCGATGGCGTTGATGGTGACGGTGGCGGTGATGGCCGGTCGGTCGGCCTCGGGCACCACCACCACGCCGAGGCGGCGCAGGGCGCGCTCTGCCAAGTCTGAGACTGTGGTCATCGAACGCGCCCCTTGCTGCTACGCGGCGCCGCCGCGGACGGTTGGCGGTGGTTCGGTCGGCGGCGGGATATCGCCGGCATCGAGACCGGCCGCCAGGCTGCTCATGCGCGTTGCCTTGCCGTTCGGCGGCGCCATGAACTGCGGATCCGCCGCAGCCTTGGCGTCCGCCGCCTCGCGCTTACGCCGTGCAGCGAGTGCCTCCGGCGTCGGTGGCGGGCCACTGGGTGCGAGCGGATCGAGGCCCAGAGCGACCAAGTGCGCGTCCCTGGCCATGGTGTTCTCCTCGACCGTGCCGCCAGCGCCGCCGCGTGCGCCCTTGGAGCCATCCTCGTTGTAATCGAGGATGATCTGCCCACCGATGCTCGCGGCCGCCTGTGCCTCCCTTGTTTCGGCTGCCGCCTTGTCCGCTGCGGCTTTGTCCACGGGTGCGGCCCGCGTCTTCTGCGCCTCCCGCCGTTCCCGCGCGGCCTGTTCCTCGCGGTGCTGCCGGTCGCCGTTCGGCTCGTGTGGTTGCTGTGCCATTGTCGTCTCCTATGCGTCGGGTTCCGCTGCTGACCAGATGGTCATAACGCCGTGATCTACGGGTTTGGTCTGATCTACAGTGGGATCAACGCCGAAACGGAGTTTCGCTACCCCCCGTATTTCTTGCACGCCAGCACCGTGCATGAAGTCATAGTCGCGGGTGTTGGTGACGGCGGTGGTGCGCTGTGCCCAGGCGATGCCGATGGCCTGCGCGCCGCAGAGGTAGGAAGCGCCGGCATCGACGGTGGCGCCGGCGCCAACGTCGGGAATGGTCGGCAGCTCCGGGATTTCCCGTATGATCAGGCCGTCATACAGGATGTCGCCCGCGGTAAAGAGCGGGTTTGTGCGCCCTCTGTCCCAGGCGTACTGCAGCGAGTTGATGATGGTGGGATCCAGCATCAGGTCGCGGAACACCATCGACGGCACGAACACCACGAACCATTCCTCGTCGCCGTTGACCTTGATGGGCCGGATCTTCGGTGACGCGGTGCGGGCGATGCGCTTGGCCAGCGTGAGCTGTGCCGCCGTCATCTTGTCCGCGGTGTTGTCGATGTTGGTCAGTGACGTGGCATAGACGCCGGTGTTGTTCGACTTGGTTGCGCCGAACAGCACACGGTCTGAGTTGTTGACCAGCCATGTGTTGCGCTGTGCGGCAGAGGCCGCGCCGTAGCTGATCTGCACGTCGCCGTCAGCGACTGGGACGCACAGAAGAGCGTCATTGACCTGCTCAACGCCGCCAGGCCCGCGATGAAAAACTGGATCATGAACAAGCTGAGGGCCGATATCATCCTCAGCCTGGGAGCGATCACCGCGGACGGCGATGTGCAGCTCAGTTACGCCGCAGCCTCTGCCG